AACTTTGTACAATTACAGAACAATTTAAGTAAGTATATAAAAGAACATCCAGAATTTTTGAAAAAGAATAAAACGACTCCTTTAGATAACATGTTTAGTAGACTACGGTTAGCTGCGGATAATATTCAAAATAATCAGAGTGTAACTCCTAAACACGAGAGCTTAAGTGAAGACGAAGAGCAGTCGAGCAAAAAACACTGGACTCAACATCAACCTTCAGCAACAAACAGATATTTTCAGAGAAAGTACGGAAAAAAGAACCAAAATAACTATGAAGCTGGGCAGGATGTAATTAAGCAGTCTTATAATAACTACTTAGATTCTATTGCTAAACAACAAGATTTAAGTGCTTTAGAAAAGTATAAGCAAGCAAAATATGAAGTAAGTAAACTGGTAAATTTAGCTAAGCAAGGTAAGATTTCTTGGAAAGAAATAAATAAGGCTCAAAGAGCAGCACAAAAATTAAGACCTAGCGCAACTTCAGATATAACGAAAGAAAGATTTGAAAAAAATCAAAATAACAGATATAGTAAATAGTAAAGTTTTAGTATTAGTTTAGTATTTATATCCCATTTTATGGGATATTTTTTTGACAATTTTTAGAAAAAACTGTATAATTATAAAATGAGAGAGGGTGAAAAATTATGAAAGACATTAAGCTTCTGAAAAAATGGACCTCTATTATTCAGACAATGAGTGCAGAATGGGTCATAGGAGAAGACGGTCACTTATATATATTTTATAATAATGGAGAGTGCACGTATTTCACTGGTGTAGAGCACACGTATTACACTGGTTTAGGGCACACTGGAGAATATAAGAAAGCAGAAGGTATTTATTTTATGGAATTTGAAGAACCCTCATATTATGTATAACTTCATACTTTATTACAAGGTTAAACAACAAATTAAATTCTAATTTTATGATGAAAGACGTAATAAATGAAATAAATAAGAAGTATGTTAGAATAAGTAATAGGGTTACAAAGGCTTACGAAAAGAAGTTTGCTTTACCTTGTGACATTTATTTCCCTATATTTCCAGCTTATTCTAGTTCTTCTAAATATAGAGATATGAAGATATTTACCCCTCATCAGTCAGCCACATATTCAGAAAAACCTGATATAGTTAGAACATATTTTTATATACCTTTTTTGATAAAGAAAGATGCTATGAATTCTTCAGAAATGGAGTTTGATTCTTTCTATACGGTCGACGAAATGGAGAGACCTTTTATTGAAACAACAAAGAAAAGAGAATTACCTATAGGAACTAAGGTAGTAGTTTATCAAGGTCAGTCTATAATTAAATTTTTTGTGGATAAGAAGCTGGTAATTACAGGGGCTGATGGCATGATGTTATTAAGAATGTACTTAGCTCCGTTAGCTAAAGACGATGATGGGGAAATAAAAGTACAAGAAGAAACTGAAGTAGAAGGCGACAACCCTATTAACAATAATGGTGGTGAAGTTGGAGTTGGTTCAACAATAGGAAGCTCAGCGGATATGACTATAACAGGGATTGTTACTACTGATAGTAATATATCAGCTGGAGCAAGTATCGAGGATGACCTTGAAATGATAATACCAGATGAGGATGAATAAATGAGTATACTTGAGTCTTTAGAAACCCTTAGTGTCAGTGAAGAGTGCTTTAAGGATATAATAACTTTAATAGAAGGGAAAGTTATAGATTTTCAGAGAAAAAGGATGGATAAGGTTCTAGATACTAATGCTAATAGATTAGCAAAAATGGTAAGAAATGGGGAATTAAACGCTTTAAGATTTCTTTCAAACGGGGAGCTAATAGGAGAACCTTCAGCAGTTAAAAAGGTAAAAGAAATAAATCAAAGTAATAGCGAAGCTATGAATAGATGGTTAAAATATAAGTAGGGTAGTTAAGATGAGTATGTTTGAAAGTTTAGAAAATTTACAAGTGTCTGAAGCATGCTTTAGTGACATAGCTGATAGAGTTCAACGTATAATAGAAAATACCCCTCCCGTTGTGTACCACGAATTTGATAATGGAAAAGTATATGCACAAGGGCAAGTATTCCCAACGGAACAGACAAATACGGTAGTAAAAGCTAAGGATGTAGGAGCAGAGTATGTCCAGACTAAGAGAAAGAGAAGAGCTCCTTCACGTAAGAAGAAAATATCTATAAAAGATGTTCCAGGTCAGCAAAAACTATTTTAAGGAAGTAGAAGATGGCAGTAATTAATTCGTATATAAAAAATGCAATAGCACAATTATTTGATGTGATAGAAAAGAACTGTCATGTCAAATTTGCTACATTTACAGCTTCAGATTCTCAAGGGCAAAAGAACATAGAAGCTGGAACTCCCGATTATATGCCAGTTAAAGAAAATAATCAAAGTAATGGCATTTTTAAGTACTTGTACGACCCAGGTTTATCCTTTGACTTTAGATTTCATCAGAGATTAGCTGCTGCCCCGTTTAAGAAGTCCAATAAACCTTGGGCTACTATAATGTTTAGCACAAGACAAGTTAGAACTCTTACAAACGTTCTTTCTCATAAATATACTAGAACAGAATATATAAATGGAACCCCTACACAGTTTAAATCAAGAATGGTGTCGGTACCTGTTAATATGGTTATAGTTTCAAATGACATGGATAAATTATATGATACTACAGAAAAAATAGCTATGTGGTTTGACAGGTTCATAAATTTTCATTACACACAAATTTTAACTTTTGGAGATGTTAAAGACGGAGGCTATGAACTACAAGATGAAGTAGTGGGTAGAGCAGCTAATATAAGAGAAGTTGATTTAGATAAGTTAGATACAGAACATAAAGGTTCTATTGTAACTTCAGGGTTTCAGTTTGACTTGATATACTGGGTGTCTGAGACTCCAGGAGTTTCCCTAAGATTATTGAAGAAAATTATTTTAGAAATAGAAACAAGAGGAAGTGCTATCAAACAAGTAATCGAAATTACAGAAGACGGTATAAAAGAACATGAGGAGATGAAATAATGGATATTTTTGAAAGTTTAGAAAATTTAAAAGTATCAGAAGAGTGCTTTGAGGATATAATGGAATTAACTGAAGCTTACATTAATGAACTTAAAGACGAAACAAAAGTTGCTGTGATAAAGAAAAGAATAGATAACTTGGTAGATGCGACTAATGCTGCTAAGAAGTCAAACAGTAAATTTCCAAGAGAAGGCTCTATAGATGACCAAGCTGTTAATCTACTCGATACAGCAGAGTTAGTAAAAAAACAAAAAGAAATGGCTAATAAGCTAAATAGGTCTTCTCGTTTAGCAGGGAGAAGTATTAAAGACCCTGCACAAAGATTAGAAGTAAAAAATTATGCTAATAAAAGATTAACAGAGGATTTAATGACTCCAGTAAAAAAGGTTCTTCAACCTATTTCAAATCAATTTGACGAAACTAAAAGATTGGCTGATAATGCACATAAGCAAGAAATAGGAATGATAAAAAGAGAAAAGAACTATGAAAATGAATTCAATAAAGGTAAGTCAAGCATCCGTCCTGTAGTTGTTCCACAAGGAGGAAGTGACGCGCAGAAAAAAGCAGCTCTTAGTATGAACCATCCGAGCATGCCATAATTTATTAAATTATAAAATGTAAAATTAAAATTATGTTTTAACTCTTTATATTTTGATATGGTAGGGGTCTAAGAGCCCCTTTTCTTTTGCTCTTGAGACCAGTTTCTGCTATTTTATTAAATTCTGTATGTAGTTAGAAATATAAGTTATAGAAACGGAGACTTAGAATATGACAAGAGTATTACCAGGTGTATATGTTTCCCTAAATGACCTTTCTCAGGTTCCAGAGGGAGTACAAACCTTAAATGTAGGTTACGTCTTACAGGCTAACAGAGGTCCTGTTAATGAATGGAATTTAGTGACAAGTCCGACTGACTTTTTAACTAAATATACTTTTTCAGGTACCCCAAAAACAACCGATGACCCTACATTTCATTCAATTATTAAAGTAATGGCTCAGACAAACGCAATGTACGTTGTTAGAGCAGCAAACAACCCGTTATATGGTGGGGCTATTGTTAAAAAAGCTAAAGATTATGGTAAAATTGTAGCAGTAAATCAATCTGAAGGTTATGAAGCTTTCTTGTTTGAAGTAGACTCAGAAAAAGGGCAAGAATTACCTAAAAAAGGAGACTACTTCGCTGT